GGTGCTGACGGCCGAGCAGTGGGCCGAGCTGAAGGCCAGGCTGGGGGAGGCGCCAAGGCGATGACGAAGCCGAAGGGGGAAGGAGAGGCGACTGAGGGGGCCTCGGGAGGCGAAGGGGAGTCGCCCCATCGACCGAACTCGGCTGCCCGCCGTGGCCTTCTGCTCGCCGCCCTGCGCCAGGGTGACCTCCCCCACGGGTGGGTGGCCTCTCGGGCTCGGGCCTGGGGCCTCACCAAGGAGCAGGTGAGCGACGAGCTCGCTCGGGCCCGGGCCGAGTTCGAGGCCTCGCGCACCCCCGAGGCCGCCCAGCGGCTGGCCCACGAGCTGACCCAGCAGGCCCACGAGCTGCTCCCGGAGATCGAGCGCATCGCCCGCGAGCCCATCGTAACCGAAGACCCCCGGCTGCTGGTGGCGAGGCTGCGGGAGCGCGAGGCTCGGGCCAAGGGGCTGCGCGAGCTGGCCGCCCTCAAGCTCAAGACGGCGGCCAGCTACGTCGCCATCTACCGCAAGCCCCCGGAGGGGCCGCCGGGGGGCGGCGCGCCTCCGCCGCCGCTCACCAAGGAAGCCCTCGGGGCCGATGGCCGCTAAGAAGCTCGCCCCCGCGCCTGTAGCGGCGCCGTCGCTCGAGGACCTGCTCACGGGCCCTCGGGCGTTCGGCCTCGTCTCGGCCTCGCCGGTGCAGCGGGCCATATGCCGCGTGATCGACGGGCTGCCGCTGGGGGACCTGGCCGAAGACCCCCACGTCATCGCTGCTGTCGGCGGCCCCGAGGCGGTCGCCTACCTGCAGGCCCCGCCCGAAAAGCCTCTCGAGGTCTACATCATCGGGGGCTCGCGCATCGGCAAGACCCTGATCGCGGCGGCGGTGCTCTTCAAGGCCTCGCAGACCATCGACCTGACGGGGCTCGGCCACGGCGACGAGCCGCGCTGCCCGGTGCTCAGCCTCGACAAGGACAAGGCCAACGCCTGCTACCTGCACCTGACCAAGAACATCGAGGCGAAGGGCTCGGCGCTGGGGCCCTATCTGGTCGACAAGGGGCGGAACGAGCTCGACAGCCCCGCCGCCTGGCTGAGGCACCCCTCGGGGCGCTCGATCCAGGTCTGCGTCACGGCCAACAAGGCCGCGGGCAACGCGGTCGTGAGCTACTTCCTCGGGAGCGTGGTCTTCGATGAGGCCTGCAAGATGGCCGGCGCTGGCGAGGCGGTCGTGAACTTCGAGGAGGCCCGCGACAACGCCCTCGGCCGCCTGCTCCCCGGCGCCCAGCTCGTGGCCATAGGCAGCCCCTGGGCCCCCTTCGGCCCCATGTACGAGGCCAAGCAGACGCGCCACGGCAAGCCGGGGCCTGACCTGGTGGTCATCCACGCCCGGGGCGACCTGGCCAACCCCTGGTGGTGGACCCCGAAGCGGATCGCGGGGCTCAAGCCGAACGTCCGGCGCACCGAGGTCGACGCCGAGTTCCTCACCCCCGAAGAGGCCATCTTCGACGAGGCGCTGCTGCTGCGCCACGCGCGCCCCACCGCCGCGCCTCTGCCTCGGCGGCCAGGGCTGGCCTACGGCGCCGCCATGGACCCGGCGACTCGATCCAACGCCTGGACGCTGCTGGTCGGCACCTACGACGGCCCCCGCCTGGTGGTGGCGCTGGCGCGGCAGTGGCTCCCCGAACCCGGCGCCCGCCTCAGCGCCCGGGCGGTGTTGCGCGAGGTGGCCGAGGTCTGCCGCGAGTACGGCGTCGACACGGTCATCACCGACCAGTGGAGCAGCGACGCCATCACCGAACTGGCCGACGAGGTCACCGAGCTCGCGCTGATCGAGCACGTCTGGACCCAGCCGAACAAGGTCGACGCCTTCTCGCGGGTGGAGACCCTGCTCAGCGAGGGCCTGATCGAGCTGCCCCGCGACCCCGGCCTGATCGAAGACCTCAAGCTGGTGAAGCGCCGCCCGACCCAGGACGCGCTCTCCATCCACTTGCCCGAGCGCAAGACGACGACGGGCCTCAAGAGGCACTGCGACTACGCCCCCGCGCTGGCCCTGCTGGCTGGCCTGGACCTGACGCCAGACGACACCGACAAGGAAGAGGAGACATGGGAGACAAGGGAAATCCGAGCAAGAGAGCAGCGCCAGCGGGAGCGCCAGCGGGAAGCGGAAGCCGACCTATGACCGCCGACGAGCTGGCCGAGGCCGTGCGCAAGGTCGCCCTCGCCGCCCAGGCCGGCGGCGTGACGCACCTGCGCATGCGCACCGGCCCCGTGAGCGAGATGTTGCTGGCGCCGCTGCCTCCGGCCGAGGAGGCCGCCGACAAGGGGGGCAAACGCTCCCGGCAGCGGCTCTTCGGGGAGCCCTACCCGGGCGAGGGAGGCAGCGATGTCTGACGACGATCTCCAGAAGGCACGGGCCGACCTCGAGGCGGCGCAGCGTCAGGTCGTCCAGTGGAAGGAGACGGCCTCCCGGAGGCTCAAGGAGCGCGACCACGCCGTGGCCCGGGCGCAGGCCCTGGCCGACGCCGCCGCGGCCGTGGTGGCCGGGGCCGAGGGCGCCGTCGAGGCGCTGAAGGGGGTGCTGCATGAGCAGCCGTGAGGAGACGCGCTGGTGGCGCGGGTCGAAGAGGAGCCGCTACAACCTGGTGCGAACGGCGCTGGAGGACGCCTACTCCACCAGCGGCACCCGCCTCGACAGCCACGAGCGCGCGCTGCGCTTCTACGCCGACAAGACCGAGCTGATCGTGGGGCGCAACCTCGCCTACCCGGCCCGACTCGAGTTCAACCTGATCCGCACCCTGGCCCAGACGGCCCGGGCGCACCTGGTGGAGTATCCGCCGCCGCGTCCAGCGATCCAGACCTCCGGCGGTGACCCGGACCTGCAACGCCGTGCCCAGGGGCTGACGAAGTTCATGGCCGGCGCCATCTACCAGACCAAATTCGACGCCAAGGCGAGGGGCAAGAACGCCCTGCGCTCGGCTGTGTTCGGCGTGGGCCCGATGAAGTACTCGTCGCGCTTCGGGCAGCTCCACGCCGAGAGCGTGCGGCCCTGGGAGCTCTTCGCCCACCGGGACGACGAGCAGGCCGGCGACGTGCGCACGCTCTACCACGCCTACCGCGAGGACCGGGGGCGCCTGGCTCACCTCTACCCCCAGCACGCCGAGGCCATCGACGACAGCGACGGCGCCGACCTGCTCCCCTGGGGCCAGGGGCTGCTGTCGGGCACGACCGGGCACCGGGTGGGCGTCGTCGAGGCCTGGCACCTGCCGAGCGCGCCGCACGCCAAGGACGGCCGGCACATCGTGGCCATCGAGGGGCTGGTGCTGTGCGATGAGCCCTGGACGGCCCCTGACTTCCCCTTCTCGTGGCTGCCCTGGTCGGAGCCGATCAGCGACTTCTGGCCCACGGGGCTCGGCGACACCTGCGGCCCCATCCAGCGCAAGCTGAACGAGCTGCTCAACCGGCTCCAGCAGGCCATCGACCTATGCGTCTGGCCCCGGCTGCTGGTGCCCCGCGGCAGCAAGATCGCCCCCTGGCCCCCGACGAACGAGATCGGGAGCGTGGCCTTCTACTCGGGCAACGTGCGCCCCGAGTGGGACATCGCCCGCAAGATCGACCCCGAGATCGCGGGGCAGATCGAGCGGCTGTGGAGCAAGGGCTTCCAGCAGGAGGGCATCTCGGAGCTGGCCGCGATGGCCATGAAGCCCGCCGGGCTCCAGTCGGGCGAGTCGCTGCGGGTGTTCCACGACAAGGCCAGCGGGCGCATGGCGAACTGGTCGCTCTGCGAGGACGACCTCTACGTCGACGCCGGCGAGCAGTTCCTGCGGCAGGCCCGGGCGCTGGCCGAGCAGGACCCCGACTACACCACGGTCTACGAGGACAAGAGGAAGCGCACCATTGAGCCGATCCGCTTCGCCGACGTGGACCTCGACGAGGAGGTCTACAAGATCCAGGCCTACCCCGTCAGCGACCTGCCCCAGACCCCCGCCGGCCGCCAGGCCGTGCTCCAAGAGCGCGTGGCGTCCGGGATCTACACCCCCGACCAGTACAAGCGCCTGTCGCGCTCGCCCGACCTGGAGGCCGAGGACGCGCTCGAGAGCGCCCCCCATGACTGGCTGGTGCGCGTGCTCGACGACATGACCTACGGCGACGGCGCCTACGTCGAGCCCGAAGGCCTCGATGACATCGAGACCGGAATCACCCTGACCAAGCGCTACTACGCCCAGGCCCGCAACAACAACGTCGCCCCCGGCCGGCTGAAGAACCTGCGGACCTTCGCCGCCGCGCTGGTGACGCTGAAAGAGAAGGCCGCCGCGGCCAGCGCCCCGCCTCCTGGCCCCCCGGGACTGCCTCCTGGCCCGCCCGGAGCTGCCCCACCGCTTCCACCCCCGCCCCCCATGTGAGGAACGACCATGCCCACCGAAGAAGAGATCGAGCAGGAAGAGCAAGAGCTGGACAATGACGACGACGGACCCGGCGACGGGGTCACGGGCCTCGCAGCCATGGAAAAGGCCCTGGGCGAAGCCAAGGGCAAGGACGACGACGAGGAAGAAGAGGACGACGACGAGGAGGAGCCCGCCGCCAAGGCAGCCGGCAAGTCCCCAAAGCGCACCACCCTCGATGCCCTGAAGAACAAGCGCAAGGAAAACAAAAGGCTCCGCGACGAGCTCGGCAGGCTGCGCGGCGAGGCCGAGCAGCTCCGCGCCTCTGGGGGCAAGGGGGCGGCCGAGGCCCAAGCGCTGCTCGAGCTGGCCCGGACCCAGCCCTACACCTTCCTGCGCAAGGCCGGCGCCGACGTCAGCGCGCTCCACGACCAGATGAACAAAGACGCCCTCGGCAAGGGGGGCCTGAGCCCCGAGATCCGGGAGTTCATCGAGGGCCAGACCTCGACCATCAAGGAGCTGAACGGCAAGATCGAGGCGCTCCAGCAACGCCTCGACCAGGCCGGGCAGAACGCCGCGGCGAACGAGGCGATCAGCGCCTTCAAAAAAGAGGTGAGCGACCTCACCCGCTACCCCGAGTTCGAGGGCTACACCGTCGACGACCTGATCCGGGGCGCTGATCAGGTCGTCGAGCAGCTCCACCAGAAGGGGGTCAAGAGCGCGACCCCGGAGTTCGTGGCCAAGCGCCTCCACGAGATCCTGGCCGAGGAGCACAAGCGCATCTTCAGCCGCAAGGCGAAGGCGAAGCCCGCGGCGGCGCCAAAGAAACCGGAGCCCCCCGAGCTACCCCGGGTGAAGCCCAGCAAAAAGAAGGCGAAGCTCCCGAGCGAGGACGAGGTCATTCGGCGCATGACTGGCGCGATGAAAGAAGCCGGGTTAATCTCCCCTTGCTGACCGGGTCTCCCCGGTCTTCCCCGCCGCCAGCCTCCGGCGCCGTCGAGTCGGCCAACGCTGTCCCGCCCCTGTGCGGACAAGCCCAGCGACCCCGACTCACGACCCCACGAGGCTGTCCATGTCTCTCGGCCCGCAAGATCTCGAGGCCACCCAGAAAGCGCTCCGCGTCACCTACAGCGACGAGGAGCTGATGATGAAGATCCAGCGCAGGCGCCCCTTCATGGCGGCGATGCGCAAGAGCGACACGTTCGAGGGCGAGTCCTACGTCCACGTCGTCCAGCACGGCTTCAACCAGGGCATCGGCGCGACGATGGACGTCGCCGAGGCCACCATGAGCACGGACCTGGACGGCAAGTTCACCGTGCTCCGGCGCACCTACCTCGGCGCCGGGCGCATCTCGCGCGCCACCATCCTCGCCACCCGCAGCAACAAGGGCGCGGCCGCGCGGCAGCTCAAGCGCAGCTACGACGGGCTGCTGCTCAACCTCGGCCGCTACCTCGACTGGGGCATCTGGGGCGACGGTGGCAACGCCCTCTACCTGATCGACAAGGTCGGCACCGGCGACGGGCTCGACAACGACAAGCAGATCAAGGTCAAGAACCTGCGGGCGATGCACTGGATCGAGAAGGACCAGATCCACAACTTCTCGACCGACGTGGGCGCCACGGGGTCGACCACCGTGATGCAGCTCGGCGGCGTCGAGGGCGCGGCCTCGACCGGCATCGCCCTCCAGGTGGCCAAGGTCAACCGGCGCGCGGGCATCATCGAGTTCACCGCCAACGTCCCCTCCGACGTCGTCACCGGCAAGTACGGCTTCCGCAAGCAGATGAAGGGGCAGGGCATCCTCGGCGCCCGGGCCTGGGCCCCCCTCGACGACGCCACGGCCGCCGGCACCTTCCTCGGCCAGGACCGCTCCATCGACGTGGAGCGCCTCGCTGGCCTGCGGCACCTCACCCCGAACGGCACGTTCGCCCAGACGCTGCGCGACGCGATCAGCTACGGCGGCGTCGAGGGCGGCGAGTTCTCGCACATCTACATGAACCCCGTCGACGTGGGGAAGATGGAGAACAGCGAGCGCTCCCTGGTCGTCACCGACGAGGAGGTGGGCGACCTCAAGATCGGCTTCAAGACGATCAAGTTCCGCGCGCCCGATGGCGACCTCGACCTCCAGAGCGACGCGGGCACCCCCGAGGGCTGGGCGCTGGTGACCGACCCCGAGGCCTGGGAGTTCCGCCACCTCGGCAAGTTCTTCGGCTTCTTCGAGGAGGACGGCCTGCTGCACCGCATCCCCGGCTACGACGGCTACGGCTTCCGCGGCGGCGGCTACGGCAACTTGGTCTGCTACCGCCCCAACAGCGCGCTCTGGGTCAAGCTCAGCGCCAACGCGGCGGCGTTCTGATGGCGAACACCGAGCACTTCCCCGTTCAGCACCGGGACCGGCAGTGCAAGCTGCTCGACTTCTCGTTCGTGCCTAACGGCAGCAGCGACCCCGACCCGACCCTCTTCCGGGGCTCGGGCGTCAAGGCGATCACCCACGTCTCGGACGGCAAGTGGCTCGTCGAGCTGGACGACGTCTACCCCCACCAGCTCCGCCCGCCGATTTACTCGATCAAGCGGGGCACCCCGGCGACGGCCGCGGTCGACTTCCACACGACCGCCGACACCATCGACAGCGACGGCAAATTCTCCTTCGTTTACCGCGAAGACCACGTCGCCGCCGACATCGCCGCCAACACCAACTCCCGCATCGGGATCTCCCTCGCCCTCCTCAATCTGACCCCCGGAGGCTGACATGGCCGGCTTCGACATGATGAAGATGCGCGGCGGCCCCAGCGGCGGCGGCGACGAGGACGACGAGGAGGCCCCCGACTCCGAGCGGGCCGAGGAGGAGGAAGCCGAGGACGGCCCGGCCCTGATGGAGGCCATGTGGGCCGCCTGCAAGGCCGGCGACTTCGAGGAGGCCTGGGCCAAGCTGGAGGCCGCGGTCACCCTCGCAGGCGAGGACTGAGCCGTGGCCGCGGTGGTGACGCTCGGCTCCCTGGTGACCCGCGCCAGGAAGCTCGCGAAGATGGAGAACTCCACCTTCGCCGTCGACGCCGAGATCCGCCGGATCTTGCTGTCGTCGTGGAAGCGCGTCCGCCACCGCCTCCAGGGGCACGGCCAGGAGTATGAGCGGGTCGAGAAGGAGCTGGACACCATCGCCGGGCAGTCGATCTACGACCTCCCGGCCGACTTCTACCGGCTCCTTCTCCTGCTCGGGAACCCGAGCGCGGTGCAGGTGCCCTCGCACTCGGTCAGCGCGGAGTTCGAGACGCCCCCCGAGCCTGGCGTCTGGAACGATCCGAGCAGCGACGCGGTCGGCTGGCGCCCGCTCACGCCGTTTGAGATGCGGGAGAAGGTCAACCTGCTGAACAACCGCAGCGGGACGGTCTGGATGGCCCGCTACCGGCTGCGCGGGGTCCAGGCGGGGAGCGAGGTCGCGCCGAAGCGCCAGATCGAGATCCTCCCGGTGCCCCGCGCGGTCTACACGCTGCGGCTCGAGTATCTGCCGATCACGACGGCGGACGACAGCGCCGACCAGCAGATCGAGACCCTCGACGGCTTCGAGGACATCGCCGTCTACGAGGCCGTCGTCTGGCTCCTCCAGCAGGAGGAGTCGGACGCCTCCTGGGCGCTGGGGTGGCTGGAGCGCAAGGAGGCCGAGCTCGACGAGGTCGCCCCCGCCCAGGACGTCACCCACGGCGACCGGATCGTGAACGTCTACGAGGAGGAGGGGCTCCACGGGATGCTCCCGCACCAGGTGCCCTGGTGGCCCTCGGGGGTGGGCCCCTGATGGACCGCGAGCTCCGCACGGGCATCCCCGCCGTCGACGCGGCCTTGCGCTCGCTGCGCGAGTCCATCGCCGCCCTCGGCCGGGGGAACGTGTGGGTCGAGGTCTCGCGCGACGAGGCGCCGCAGGACAAGGGCGACAAGCGCATCTTCAGCCGGAAGGGGCCGCTCACCCGGGACATCCCGCTGAAGGCGGCCGTCGACAATTACATCCCCAACCCCCTCTCCTCCGCCCCGAGCGGGCGGCTGATCCTGTGGATCGGCTCGACGACGTTCCTCACCGACGTCACCCCCGATGACCCGGTCGCGTGGCTGGTGCTGCGCTCGACCCTTGACTGCACGGTCCGGGTCCAGGTGGTGCCCTGATGGCACCCCTCGACACGCAGATCGTCCCCATCGCCATCCAGGGCGGGCTCGCCCAGGAGGTGGAGGAGCTGGCGCTGGCCCCGGGGCAGGGCTGGGCCGAGCTGGTGAACGTCGCCTACGACGCCCAGGGGGTGCTGCGGCGCCGGCGGGGCTACGACCGCCTGATCCGCACCTACTACGGCGGGACCGTGGGCAACTTGCCGGCGCCGACCGCGCTGCACTCGCTCAGGGGCGGGCTGATCGCCGTCGCGCAGGGCAAGGCCTGGCCCTACCCCTACCTGCACAGCTACACGAGCGACGGGTGGAAGGGGCACGACCCGGCGCCGCTGGGCACCCTCACCCGCAAGACGCTCCAGCGGGGCAGCTCCTACTCCGCCAAGAACCCCCACGTCTGCGTCGTCAGCGACTACACGATCTACTCCTGGATCGCCGGCACCTCGCTGATGCTGAAGATCCTCCACACGGCCAGCGGGGCCGTCGTGGTCGACGAGCGGGCGGGCGCCTCGTTCGGCTTCGACCCGATCCGGGCCCACATGACCGTGGCCTGCGGCGACTACGCCCTCATCTTCTACGAGATCGAGGCCGGCTTCGGGGCGGGGGGGCTGAAGGTGTGCCGCCTCGACCCCTCGGACGGGGGGATCTCCAACGCCACCTCGGTCATCGGGTCGCAGCCCCTGGCCTGGGACGCGATGGCCGAGCCTGGCGACACGGCGCTGGTGGCCGTGGCGCAGGATTACCTGGGCTCGGTCCTGCTGAACGTGACCCGGTGGCTGCCCCTCGACCCGCCCGACTACTCGACGGTGGGGGAGACGGTCGACTGGCTGATCAGCCCGAGCAGCGTCGCCATCGCGCAGGACGAGACGCACACCTTCGTCCTGGTCGGCGAGACGGTGATCTTCACCGGGGTCACCCTGCTGCGCTTCACGACCACCACGCTCCACCACGCCCACCCGTTCGGCAACGGCAACCTCGTCGACAGCAACCAGGACGCCATCTACAAGGTCTCCCTCGGCTGCCTCGACAGCGGCGGGTGGCTGATCTGGTACGGCGTCGGCGAGAACGAGGGGACCGACAAGGCCATCTGGGCGCGCAGCTTCGACAACGCCGGCACCACCGTCAGCGACCCGCGGCATGCGTACTGGTGCACCCCCTACACGCGCCCGTGGAGGATCGCGGACACGCTCTATTTTGTGGCCTCCGACCAGACCGGCGAGGGCTACGCCCTGCTGCGGCTCGACGAGCAGACCCACGACAGCAACACCAGCCTGGGCTACCTCGGGGGGTTCTGTCACCTGGAGGCCCCGGGCATCCGCGACGCGGAGTTCGTCGGCGACTACCCGATCTACCACCCGACCACCGTGGGGTCCTGGCCGCTGACGGCGCCGGAGGACCTCGGGGCCTCGCGCTACCTCTTCCCGGTCCTGGTGCCCACCGTGGGCAACGACCTCCGCAGCGGCCTGCGAGGCCTCGACGCGATCACCCTCGACGCCTCGACGACGCAGCCCTACCTCGGCTCGGCCGTCGAGGCCCTCGGCTGCCTCGCCCTCAACGGCACGGCGGCGGCGTGGTTCGACGGGCAGTACTGCGTCGAGCAGGGCTTCCACCGCAGCCCCGTGATCTTCTACGAGGGGACCCCGGTCGAGGGGGGAGACGGGCACATCGCGGGGGCCGGGTCGGGGTCGAGCGACTGGAACGAGTACGCCTACACGGCCGTCTACGAGTGGCTGGACGAGGCCGGGAACTGGCACCGGAGCGAGCCTGCGCCCCCGGTCACCTTCGGCGTCACTGGCTCGCAGAACAACGCGACGATCACCTTCCGGGTCAAGTGCCTGCCCCTGACGGCCAAGAGCGACGGGCTGAACCAGGAGCGGCGCCTGATGCGCATCGCCATCTACCGCACGCTGGCCAACAGCCCCGAGCGCTTCTACCGCGTCGACAACCCCGAGCAGTCGACCTACCAGAACGACCGCGGCCTTGCGGCCCTGGAGGTCGTCGACACCAAGAGCGACGCGCAGCTCCAGGCCGCCGGCTACGGCTTTCTCTACACCTTCGGCGGCGTGCTCGAGAACCACCCCGCGCCCCCGGCCCGGGCGCTGGCGCTGTGGAAGAACCGCCTCTGGCTCGCGAGCGGCGACGACCCCCGCGCGGTGTGGTTCAGCAAGCAGTTCGTGCGCACCGAGGCGCCGGGGTGGAACCCCATCCTGCAGGTGCGGCTCGACGAGGACGCGGGCGACGTCGTCGCCATGCACCCCCTCAGCGGCAGCCTGCTGATCTGGACCGCGACCCGGACCTACTACCTCACCGGCGAGCCCCCGGTCGACACCGGGGCCGACAACCGCCTGGTCGGGCCCGAGCTGACCAGCGACGCCATCGGCTGCCTGGACCCCCGCTCGGTCGTCACCTTCCCGGGCGGGGTGCTCTTCCTCGGCCAGCCCGGGTTCTGCCTGGTGCAGAACGTCCAGAGCCCGCCCACCTTCGTCGGGGCCCCGGTCAAGGAGACGACGGCGCAGTTCCCGGTCTGCCGCGGCGCCGTGCACGACGCGGCCAGGTCGCGGGTGCTGTGGGTGATGCGGTCGACCAACGGCACCGACGCCGTCTGCGTCGTCTTCGACTACCTGCGCAACGCCTGGTCAACGTTCGTGCAGGCCGTGCACAGCCTGCCCTACGCGGCGCACACGCTCTGGCAGGGCAAGCACACCTACGCCGACGCCCAGGGGGTGATGGTCGAGGCAGCGCCGTCGAGCTCCAACGGCGACGACGGGCACTTCATCCCCTGGCGGGTCACCTCGCCCTGGCTGCACCTCGGCAGCCTCGACGGCTACCAGCGCGTCCGGCGGGTGCTCTTCAAATTCGAGACGCCCGGCTACGTCAAGGTCACCTGCTCGCTCTACCAGGACGAGGAGGAGGACCCCTCGCAGGAGACCGACCTCGACATGGGCGCAGGCGGCAGCCAGGCGCAGCTCCCCCGGGCGGGCTGGGAGGTGCACGTGGCGCGGCAGAAGTGCCGCTCGATGCGCTTCTCCCTGCTCGGCCAGGCCGGCGACGTGCCGGAGGAGTTCGTGGGCGATCTGAGCCGCAAATTTGGCCTCTACAGCGTGTCGCTCGAGGCCGGCATCAAGCGGGGCCGGGACAAGTCCCTGCCCGCGGAAAACAGGAGGTAACCGATGCTCCCACTCATTCTCGCAGGCGCAGGCATGGCAGGGGCGGGGCTGCTCGGCTCCTACCTCTCGGGAGCGATGGACTCCGGGCGCAAGCCCAACCAGGCCGCCTACAACTACAACTACAAGCCCACCTACGACTGGGCGCAGGCCAACAGCGACTACGCCCGGGCCGGGGGCTCCCAGAGCAACCTCGAGGCCACGGCCCAGATGGAGCGCGACCGGGCGGCGGGCAAGCTCGGCCCCTCGGTGGCGGAGCAGCAGATGCGCGCGGGCCAGGCGGCAGCCGCCGCCGACGCGGCCCAGATGGCGGCGAGCGCCCGGGGCGGCCCCGGGATGATGGCGCTCGCCCAGCGGCAGGGGCAGCAGCAGATGGTCGCGGGGGAGCTGGGCACCAACCGCGACGCGGGCGTGCTCCGCAGCCAGGAGGAGGCCGCCGCTCTCCAACGGGCCGCGCAGGCCGAGGCCGCGGCCGGGCAGATGGCCCTCGGCATGCGCCAGGGGAGCCAGAGCCAGGTGTTCGGCGAGCAGGACCGCAACATGCAGGCCGCCCGCTACCAGCAGGAGGGGCAGATGGCCTATGACCAGGCGCTGCAGGCCCAGGAGGAGGCGGACCGCCGCCGCAAACAGGCCATGTGGGGCAGCCTGATGAACATGGGCGGCGGCATGGCCTCGATGGGCCTCACCCTATGACCAGGCGCTGCGGGCCCAGGAGGAGGCGGACCGCCGCCGCAAACAGGCCATGTGGGGCAGCCTGACGAAGATGGGCGGCGACATGGCCTCGATGGGCCTCACCAGCGCCACCGGCGGGGGCGGCGGGGCGGGCGGCGGTGCCCCTGCGCCTGAGCCCTACGAGGGCAACCCCTACCGCGCCTTCACCAACGGCAGCGGCTGAACGATCACACCGAAGGAGAAACCACCATGACCGACCGTGCATTTACCCCCGTCCGTACCCCTGGCGCGAGCCTCGTCATCATCGCCGGCAAGTTCAAGCCGAACGGCAGCAGCGACCCCTCGCAGATCGTGGGCGAGGGCTTCACCGTCACCCGCAGCGGCACCGGCGAGTACGCCGTCACCACCACCCGCAAGTGCGAGAAGATCGTCTCGTTCTGCGCGCACCTCGAGAGCTCCTCGCTGCTCGGCCACCTGCGCACCAGCAGCGAGCCCACCGTCGACGCCGACTCGGGGCTGGGCACCGCCAAGGTCACCTTCCTGAGCTGGGTGCCCGCTACGCCCACCTTCACGGCCGCGAACATCGCCGCGGGCGCCGACGAGTGGATCCACTTCGTGATGGCCGTCACCGACGTCGGCCTCTGAGCTGAGAGGAGCGAGCGCATGGCCTGGGACCGTTACGAGATCGACCCCGATGGGGCCTACGTGTTTTTGGACACCCAGGCCGGCGCCAAGCTCCGCCTCGCCGGCACCCCCTCGGTCGTCGACTTCGCCAAGTCGCTCCCCCCGCTGGCCCCCCAGCAGCCGCAGGAGCTACCCCCGGAGAAGATCGTCGTCGACCAGTCGCCGACGCTGACGATGGACCTCGCCCGCAAGGACACCGGCGAGACGGCCCCGCCCGTCGCGGTCCCCTCCATGCCCCCGGCGCCCCCTCCCCCGCCACCGCAGCCCACGGGGGCGGACCTGTCGACGCCGAAGGAGATCGCCTCCCAGGCGCCGCTGGCGTCGATGATGCCCCCCGCGGCCGCCTCGGGGGGCGGAGGTGGCGGAGGCGCCGCCACAGGGCCGGGCAAGATCGTCTTCACACCGGGGATGAACACCGCAGGGTTCACCCCCGAGCAGATGGCCGCCTATCTGCACTGGCAGGCGGCCCAGAAGGCCGCGGCGGGCTCGCCCGGGCGCTTCGTCCCCGGCGGCACCTTCCCCACGGCGAAGAGCGTCCAGTTCGCCGAGGGGCCCCACCCCGAGAACACCCTCCAGCGCGAACTGGCCGAGCAGGAGGTGGGCAAGGTCCAGAGCGATCTCGCCCACGTCCAGAGCCGCGCCGCCCTGGAGCAGGCCGAGCACGCCGAGGCGCAGCAAAAGCTCGCCCTGGCGCGCGCCGCTCGGCTCGAGGAGATCCACAAGCGCGAGAGCGCCAAGCTCGGCGACGTGTTCGGGCAGATCGAGCAGACCCAGCGCGAGCTGACCGCCGCCGGGGTCGACTCGGACAAGCTCGTCAAGAGCATGAGCACGGGGCGCCAGGTGGGCGTCGCCATCGCCATGGTGCTCAGCGGGCTCGGGCAGGCCATCCAGGGCAAGGACGCCCCGCCGATGGCCATGCAGGTCTTTAACGACGCCATCGCGAAGGACATCGAGGCGCAGAAGTACGCCATTGAGAAGAAGCGCGGCGACCTGAACGCCCTCGGCCAGGTCTACCAGCTCGCCAAGGACCACTTCAACGACGAGAAGATGGCCTCGGACGCGGCGTGGCTCGCGGGCAGCGAGATCATCAAGGCCAAGATCCAGAGGACCATCGCGGAGGCCGACGCGGCCCAGGGCGTCGAGACGCAGTGGGCGGACGGGCAGATCGTCTCGGGCGCCCCCTACTCGATGAAGGCGAAGCTGATGCTCGCCCAGCTCGCCGCCGAGCAGGCGCAGAAGCGCGAGGCGCTGTCGCAGGCGATGCGCGGCCAGGTGGCGCAGCAGTACGTCACGACGCAGGACACCGTCACGGGCGGCAAGGCCCCCGACTACGCCAAGGCCGCCGAGGAGGCCGACAAGGCCGCCAAGAGCCTCAACGGCGACGAGCAGCAGCAGGTCATGTTCGATGGCCAGCGCTACAAGCTCGGCAAGTTCGCCGAGTCGGGCGAGGGCAAGGAGACCCGCAAGGACCTCGGCCAGATCGAGAACCTGGACCGCACCGCGGCCGAGCTCCAGCAATACCTCACCGACAACCCCATCGGGTCGAAGACCTACGACGCCAGCGTGGTGAAGGGGAAGATGGAGCGCCTGTCGTCGGGCATGAACGTCATGCTCGGCCAGGGCGCCAAGAACAACGACGAGGCGCGGCGCTGGGAAGAGATCCTCGGCGGGGTGCTGACCAACGGCGTCGGCGCCGTCAAGGACGCCCGCTCCTGGCTCAAGGACCTCGGCCAGCGGAAGCTCGATCAGCTCTCGGCCAAGCCCTTCACCCCGGGCGGGGGCATCGCCCCGCCGCAGGGGTTGCAGGACATCGCCTCCGGCAAGGCCAAGCCGACGGGGGGCGGCGTGGTCGGCATGCCGCAGCGCCAGGCACCGGCGCCTGTCGGGCCCATCGTCCGCAGCTCGGGCGCGCTGGCCTCGCCGCTCGACCGGGCGACGGCCGCCATCGCCCAGGCCCGGAGCAGCGACGGCAAGGCGGCGGCGGGGGCGCAGACCGCGGCCCGGACGGCGCTGCGCCAGGCCCACGAGGCGCGCGAGCTTGACCCGGCCGAGTACAGGCGCGCGAGCGAGATGGTCGACGCCAGGCAGTACGACGCCCTCTTCGACTACCTCGGCCGGGTCCGCGGCACGGTGAGCCAGCAACGGCCCGCCGCCGCGCAGGTCTCCCCGGCCGTCGCGGTGCTGCTGTCCAAGATCCGCCGCGAGGCGACGGCGGGGCTCGACGCTCCGGCGTCGGTGCAGACCATGGTCACGACCACCACCGCGGGCGGCAAGGGGAAGGGCAAGGGCGGCGGCGCTCCGAAGGCGGGCAAGATCGTCCAGCCCAACCTGATGCCCGCGCAAAAGAAGGCCCGCTGATGGCCGAAGCCCCCGCCGCCACCGTCACCCTCTACGGCCGCGACGAGAAGCCCGTCGAGGTGCCCGCGGCGCAGGCCGCGGCGCTGCTGCGCTCGGGGCAGTTCGGCCTGCCCGAGGGGGCCACCGTCCCGATGGCCACGGCCGAGGGGGGCTGGGAGCAGGTCGACGCGGCGACGGCCGTGCAGCGGGCCCAGAGCTACACGGCCCGCATCGGCTCGGCGCAGGACGTGCACGACACGGCGCGCGAAAAAGAGTTCAGCGGGCTCGGGATGAAGGCCCTCGCCGCGGGCTCCGGCGTGGTCGACTCGCTGGGCCTCGGCTTCGGCGACGCGGCGCTGGTCAAGGGCGGGGAGATGCTCGGCCACGGCGACGACGTTCGGGCCTTCCTTCAGGACGCTGACCGGTTCGCTGGGGGCTCCCGCCTGGCCGGCAAGGTGGGCGGCTTCCTCCTGCCCGCGCTGGCCTCGGGGGGCGCCTCGGGCGCGGCCCAGGGGGCAGGCCGGGGGCTGGTGGGCGGCGCCGCCCGCGCCATCACCGCCCCGGCCCGGGCCCTGACGGCGCTGGGCGAGGGCGCGGGCGGGCTGGTGGCCCGGGGGGTGGCCGAAGCCGGCGCCCCCGGCGTCGGGCGCTTCCTGGCCCCGATGGTAAGTCAGGGGCTCGAGCTCGGCGTCTACGGGGCGGGGGATGCGGCGAGCCGGCTGGTGGTGCGCGACCCCCAGGCGGACGGGGAGGCGCTGGCGGGTGCGATGGGCCAGGGCTTCCTCCACGGGGCCGCGATGGGCGCCGGCTTCGGGGCGGGCATCGGGGCGCTCGGAGCCGGGGCCTCATTCGTCGGGGGCAAGGTGAGCGGCGCCGTCGACCGGGCCGGCACGAGGCTCGGGGAGTTCCTCGACACCGGCGTCTCCAAGCTCCGGGGGCTCGAGGCCAAGGCGAGCGAGGCCGCCCCCGAGCTGCTCGGCCGCGGCGCCGAGCTGGTGGGCCAGGGGCTCGACCGGGCGACGGGCCTGGCCGAGCAGGTCACCGGCCGCACGGCGCCCGCGCTGGCCGAGGGGGCGGGGCTCGCCGGACGCGCTGACCGGCTCTTCCGCACCGCCGTCGACGTGGACAAGGCGGCCGTCGAGACCACGCTTCGCAGCACCGGCGGTACCCAGCGCACGCTCACCGAAGCCGCTGCCCTGCCGTCGCCGGTCAAAGAGAGGCTGGTCGCGCAGATCGACAAGTACGGCGAGAAGATGGGGAAGCCCGGCAAGACCCTCGACTTCGCCGAGCAGGCCGAAGCCGCTGCCCTGACCAAGCGCGAGGCCGGGGGGCGCGTGGGGGAGGTGCTCGACAAGATCGAAGAGGCTTCGGGCGGCGCCGGCTTCACGCCGATCCCGGCCATTCGGATGGCCCGCAAGGAGGTCGTGGAGCCGCTCCGAAAGATCGCCGGCAAGGGGCCCATCGCGGACAAGGTGGAGGGCTATCTCGGTGAATTGCAGAAGATCGCCGAGGAGGGGCCGATGGGGTTCAAGGACTTCCACGCCCAGCGCTCGGGGCTCGATGACCTGATCTACGCGGCCCAAGTGGCGCGCGACACCCCCGCCATCAAGGCGATGAAGAGGGTCCGCGCCATCATGGAGGAGAGCTTCGAGGCGTCGGTGAGCATGGCCGGCAAGCGCGCGGAATCGGCGGTGATGGCCGAATACAAGGCCGCCAAGGCCGAATACCGAGCCGCCGCCATGGGCGAGAAGCTCACCAAAGACGGAGCAAAGCGAGCGCTCGGCAATCGCACCTACGGGCTCTCCGAGCAGTTGGGGATGGGCATGGGCATCGTCGCCGGCGGCGGGGGGCTGACGGGGATGGCGATGGGCGCGGCGGGCGCCGTCGTCAACCGGGCGGTCAAGCAGGGGGGCGACCAGGTAGCGGCCGCCATCCTGCGCCAGGTGGCCGCGGGCAAGCCGCTCGCCGAGGCCGTGGCCGACGTCACCCGGCGCAACGTCTCTGACCACGTCGGCAGGTTCTTCGACGCCGTCCGCGAGCCGGCGACGAAGCTCGTCGAGCAGGGGCGGGCCAGGGCCAAGGCCGTGCTCGGCGAGGTGCGCGAGGGGGCAGAGCGCGCGGTGGCCGGCGCCAAGGAGGGGGCCCGCCAGGCGAAGGAGGTCGCCGCCGGCGCCGCCCGGGCCGCGGGGCGCGTGGCGAAGCGCGCGGGCGGTGAGGGGCTGGTGGTCGAGCGGCAGCGGGCGGCTGACGAGTTCGAGCAGCGGCGCAAGGCGTTGGCGTCGTACAAGGCCGCGGGGCCCGCGCGCGTCGACCAGGTAGCGCAGCAGTTCGCGGCCAGCGGGGTGCCCGAGGCCACGGCCCGGGCGGCGGCCGCCACGGCGGCGAAGGGGGCCGACTACCTGGCGAGCAAGCTGCCGGCGGTGCCCCAGCGCGGGCGCACCTTGCAGCCCGAGCTGAGCCGGGCGCGGCCGAGCCCCGACGAGATCGAGGACTGGTTGCACCGGGCCCGCGTGGTCGACGACCCCTCGGTGGTGCTCAAGAGCCTCGGCCAGGGGCAGCTCCGGGCCGAGGAGATCGAGACGCTCCGGGAGGTCTACCCGGGCTACTACCAGGCGATCCGGGACGAGGTCGCCGCCCAGGTGCACCAGCTCACCGAGGAGGGAATCGAGCTGCCGCGGCGGCAAGAGCTGCTGCTGGCGCGCTTGTTCCCCGACATCGAGACCGACCCGACGAACGAAGGCAGTTTTATCGCCGCCTTGCAGGCCCCGCCACCGGCGCCCCCTCCCGGGCTCGCGCCGTCAGCTCGCCGCCCGATCCGCGTCAGCCACCTCTACGACCTGGAGACCCACGCACGATGAGCCACCTTGGAATCCTGACCCTTGACCACTGGGAGCGCGGCGACGCGGTCACCCTCGACGACGGCACCACGGCCAGCGCGCTGAGCGACACCAAAAAGCTCGGCAAGATGGCCGTGGGGATCAAGTTCTCCTCGGCCGCTACGGGCGTGCTGAAGGTCGTCGACGGCGCCGGCAAAAGCGTCGAGATCGACGCCGACACCTACGCCAAGGGGGTCTGGCACCCGGTCAAAGTCGCGTGGGTGAAGGCGACCGACAGCACGGTCGCCGCCGCGGACTTCGAGCTGGGCTTCACGGAGTACTGATGCACTCCGCCGGCCTTGGACTCGGAGCTCTCGCCTCGACGTTCTCCGGGCCGTCGTCGTCGTGGTCGTTGTCCGATCTCCCTCCCGGCGTCCTTCTGGCCGCGAGCCTGATCCGCACGTCAGCCGACGTGGGCAACGTGGCGGACGGAGGCCTGGT